GAAAGGTTTTTATGATTGGCACATGGATCTTAATGCATTTGGTCAAGAAGGCCAGAATCCAATTAGAAAAATATCTATGACTTGTTTATTATCAGATCCATCAGAGTTTACTGGTGGTGATCTTCTCTTTTCAGAGATGGGTGATAGTAAACCTCTGCCCTTGAAACAAGGACAAGCAATATTCTTTGCATCATTTTTAAGACACAAAGTTGCTCCTGTTAAAAAGGGGGTCAGAAAATCATTAGTTATGTGGTTTGGAGGACCGCCATTTAAATGAGTCAACTTCAAAGAAAGATATTATTTCCAACTGCTGTTTATTTTAAAGACATACCTAATGCTAAAGAACTTAATAAGTATTTATTTAAAGAAATAAAAAAGTGGCGTAAAGCAGATCCCGAAGGAGAAAAGAAAACCAACTCTGGTTTTGGTTGGCACAGTAAAACAGATATGGATAAGAGAAAAGAGTATCAACCTCTTATCGATGAATTATTTAAAATGGCTTACGAGTGTAATAAAGATTTTGGTATTACAGGTAAGTTAGGACTTGGTAATATGTGGGCTAATATTAATCCTACTTATAGTTATAATAAAACACATACACATCCTAACTCTATGTGGTCAGGTGTATACTATATTAAAGTACCGAAGAACTCAGGTAAACTATTTCTAGAAGATCCTAGACCAGGACCTAATACACATATGCCTAGAAGAGTAGACAATCTACCCGAACAACTGTGGAGAGTGTGTGCTTATGAACCTATGGAAGGACGTATGATCTTTTTTCCATCTTGGCTTCCACACGGTGTTGATATAAATATGAATACAGACAAAGGCGATAAGAATTGGAGAATATCTGTATCTTATAATTTTATACAAGTATGAGTTTTAAGAAAAATAAATATCAAGTTATACGTGGTGCTATATCAAAAGAGGTGGCAGACATAGCTTATAGGTATTTACAAATATCAGCTGAGGCAGATCACTGGATGTTAAACAATGGTGTAACTCACGCAGGCAATAAACTTGTTGGTAATTTTAACGATGTACAAGTTCCAAACTCTTACGCTAAATATAGTGATAGATTGATGGAGACATTACTTGTTAAGACTATAGCTGTGATGCAGAAGAAGACAGGGCTAAAACTAGTACCAACATACTCATACACAAGACTTTATAGAAAAGGTAATATCTTACAGAGACACAAAGATAGACCTAGTTGTGAAATATCGACTACACTAAACCTAGGTGGAGATGCATGGCCTATATTTATCGATCCTACGGGGTCTGACAACGTCATAGACGAGTATAAAGGCATACATAAGCCTGGAGCACCCAAGGGTATAAAAGTAGACTTAAAACCTGGTGATATGCTTATTTATTCTGGCTGTGAATTAGAGCATTGGAGAGAGCCTTTTGAGGGCCAATTATGTGGTCAAGTATTCTTGCACTATAATCATGCAGATGGACAGTTTGCAAAGAGCAATTTGTATGATAAAAGACCTATGCTAGGAATAGTCAAATAACGTTGAACATCAACGCAATCTAATATAATCTGGAGTTCTATGTTACAGAAGGTATCTTTTTTACCAGGAATAAATAAACAGGTCACACCTACAGGTGGAGAGGCGCAGTGGGTAGACTGTGATAATGTTCGTTTTAGGTATCAGCTTCCTGAGAAAATAGGGGGTTGGAAACAGTTAGGTGCGGACAATGTAACCGGTGCAGCTAGAGGGTTACACCAATTTACCAATAGTGCTGGTCAGAAGTTTTCTATTATAGGAACAAACAGAATTTTATACGCATACTCAGGTGGTGTGTTTTATGACATCCATCCCATTAAATCTACTACAACACTTACTAATGCATTTAGCACGACTAACGGATCAGCAACGGTTACGATAAACTTTTCAGGCGATCATGGTATTCAACAGGGAGATATTGTTTTATTAGATAATTTTACAACGATTACAGATTCAGATTTTGCAGCAGCTAATTTTGACGATATAAGATTTATGGTTACAACGGTTCCTGCATCCAACACCATTACTATTACGATGCCGTCTAATGAATCAGGGTCCGGGGCAACACAGTCTGGTGGTATTAGAGTTAGACATTATTATCACGTAGGTCCTGATGTACAGGCACAAGGTTTTGGTTGGTCACTTGGAACTTGGGGTGGTCAAGAGGTTGGAGCTTTTTCTACAACTTTAGCTTCTGGCATTACAGACTCTGCAACAAGTATAACATTAACAGACGCATCACAGTTTCCAACATCAGGTACAAACTTTATACAAATAGGAACAGAAGAAATATCTTACACAGGTATTACATCAAACACACTATCAGGTGTAACACGAGGTGTAAGAAACACCACAGCCGCATCACACTCGGGTGGAGCAACAGTTACAAGTTCAACTAACTTCGTAGCATGGGGTGAAGCTGCATCAGGTGACTTAGTTATCGAACCAGGGTTCTGGTCGCTAGATAACTTTGGTGATAAAGCCATTTGTTTAATTTGTAACGGTGAGGTCTTTGAATGGGATTCATCTATTACAGCTGCCACATCAACGAGAGCTTCTATTATTTCAGGTGCGCCTACAGCATCAAGACACATGCTAGTATCAACACCAGATCGACACTTAGTATTCTTTGGTACAGAAACTACAATTGGTACAAAGACGACACAAGATGATATGTTTGTTCGATTCTCTGACCAAGAGGATATTAATACTTATGCACCTACAGCAACTAATACAGCGGGCACACAAAGACTGGCCGACGGATCAAGGATCATGGGAGGCATTAGAGGTCGAAATGCGATCTATGTTTATACTGACACCGCTTTGTTTACGATGCGTTTTGTAGGTCAACCGTTTACCTTTGCCTTTGAGCAAGCAGGTACGAACTGTGGACTTGCAGGTAAGAATGCAGTCGTTGAAGTAGATGGTGCAGCGTACTGGTTATCAGAGAATGGTTTCTTTAAATATGCAGGTTCACTGGAGTCTCTACCATGTTTAGTTGAAGACCATGTGTACGACGATATTAATTTAGACTCAGGTAATCAAATGATCACAGCAGGACTTAATAACTTGTTTGGTGAAATTATGTGGTTCTATCCTACGTCAACATCTTCTGTGGTAAACAGAATGGTTTGCTATAATTATTTTGACTCATCACCACAGAGACCTGTGTGGACTATTGGAACACTAGCAAGAACCGCGTGGCAAGATTCAGCAGTCTTTGGTAAGCCTCATGCATTAGAATACGACGCGGATGGTGTTGAAGCAGCCACGTCAGCGACTTATGTACAAGGTAACACGGACGGTACATCAACATACTATCAACACGAAACGGGGACCGATCAAGTTAAAGGTGGCACGGTTACAGCGATTACAGCAAATATTGTATCTGGTGATTTTGATATTACACAAAAGGTATCAAGAGGTGTTGGACCTGCAGCAGAGCTTAGAGGTGATGGTGAGTTCATCATGAAGATTAGAAGATTTATACCAGACTTTATTTCACAAACAGGTAACTCACAAGTTACGCTAAATTTACGTAATTATTCAAATGACACAGCGTCAAGCTCATCGTTAGGTCCCTTTACAATTAGCTCATCAACGACTAAAGTAGATACACGAGCAAGGGCAAGAGCGATTGCTCTTAAGGTAGCAAACACAGGATCTGGTCAAGACTGGAAGCTAGGCACGTTTAGATTAGACATACAACCGGATGGTAGAAGATAATGAGTATAGTAGATTATTTATATAGAGGTGCCCCAGCAGGAGAGCGAGCAGCAGTTCAAACAGCCGTTCAAAATATGCCGTATAGCACAATAGGAAAAAATATTCTTGCGGAGGGTGCATTTGGAAAAGGTTCAAACCTTCGGGGATTTGATTTTAATTACCAAGGAAAAGGAGCATTACCAACAAATACAATTTTTCAAAAATACGTTAAGAATCCTGCTACTTATATAAAGGGAGGCCTTACGAGTATATTTGGAGGAAACGCACCTGGTAATATTGGCGGAGGCACACCTGCACAAAGACAACTATTTGAAAAAGTTGCAACTAGTCCTTTTGCAAAAGCGGTCGCCCCGGCTGCACCAGTTTTAAGATCTTTATTCTCTTTGCCTATGGCAGCAGTTACTGCTGGACCACAAATTATATCTAGTTTAATGGCTCCTAAAACTGAAGCTGGATTTGATTACATGAAAGGTTTTGATGAGGGTGCCATAACAAGTATTGCAGATGCTGAAAACGCATTTGACTTTGAACAATTTGGTAAAGACTTAGTAGCAGTTGATGCAGCTAATCAAGCACCTGTTAATCAAGGTGGTATCATAGATGCAGTTCCAATATTTGCAAGCGAAGATATTGCTGCAAGAAATGTTGGTGTGCCACAAGACAATAGGTTTACAGGCATTATGAGAAACTTTGCAAGAGGTCCTTTATTTCAAGGTGGGGCAACTGCAGGTTTAAGACTTGGTGAAATTATTACTGGAGCACCTAGTATTCCATTCGCTTTAGCTGGTGGTATTGCATCTCAGTTCTTACCATTAGATAGAAGACCTTCTAATTTAGATTATCAATATGTAAATAATCCTAACAACATGGGCGGTCTTAGTGTTGTAAATAATAAAATTGTAGACCCAAGTGGTATTCTTTCAGGTAAAAACTTTGCCTCTGGTTTTGGTTCAAATAGTTTAGCTACTATGTATGATAAAGAGATTGATAGATTAGGTGATTTTATTACCGACTTAGAAGAAGAGGAAGATTTAAATGCAAAAGATAAAGCTAGATTAGATAGACTTCAAACTAAACAACAAATTGCAAGAAATAGATTACAGGATTTCTTATCATCAGGACCAACAATAGGAGACACGGGTGTTACAAGAAATCAATTTGCTTATGACTATAACCAAGCTCAACAAAACATTGGATCTAATTATGATCAACTAGACTCACAAGACTACGGAGGTGGTTTTGATGAAAGCACTGGTAACTATGAAGATACATATGATCCGGGAACAACAGAATAATGGCAAAGATAGTACAAGTATTAACAAGACCTAGTAAAGAATACAGACAGTCTGTAGCTGATTCACAGGTTAGAGATCTTGATGCTATAATTCAAAAACTAAACACAACGTTTCAACAAGAACTTAAGGATGAGGTAGAAGCATTTAATTTCTTTTTACAATAATGGCTAACAGTTTTATAAATAAAAAAGCAGACTTAACAACGACAGATCTTACAACTCTGTACACGGTCCCTACTGCAAAGACCGCGGTTGTTAAATCTATCTTAGTGTCTGAGGATGCAGGGTCCGGGGCTAACATAACGATTACGTTAGTTGATTCATCAGCTAACATATTCAGTTTGTTTAAATCTAAAACCATATCCTCTAACACAACAACAGAACTTTTAACTCAACCCCTGGTTATGGAAGAGAGTGAAATCCTAAAAGTACAGGCTTCTGACGCGAACGAGCTGCACGTCATAGCTTCAATATTAGAAATACAGCCGAGAGAGGTCGTAACGTAATGCAGGTGTTAAAACCAGAAAAGATAATAACAACTATTTCCAACCTAAAAACAGGGGAAATATACAAGGATGACAAGGAGTGGAAAGCTAAAGGGATATCAGAAACAGAGATAAGAAGGGATGTAAAAGTAGTCATGCCATCTCTTGATTTGTTTCCAAAAACCAAGTAATGTGATAATTCAGGTATTTTACCTGCCTTATTTAAAGCTTAATTACAACTATGACGATATCAAGAATGCAAGAACCTAGACAATTATATGGCCTTGGTAGCCTAGTAAAAAAGATTACTAAACCTATCAAGAAGATAGTTAAAAGTCCTATCGGTAAAGCAGCGTTAGGTGCTGCTGCAGT